ATCACAGAGGGCACTCTGCGCAAACGCCACAAAGCTCGTGTATTGGTGTCTAGAACAATAACACGCACTAACAGTGGTTCTCACTGCTCGCCCTTAATCTGCCTACTTGAATAGCCACTCACCTGTATACGTTAGGAGTTTTGTGACGTTAGTTTACCTCGATTGTAGTGACTCGACTTCTGCTATTCTTTCGATAAGACCTAGAACTCTTGCAATACTAATAAGATTAGCTGTAAGGCCAATATGTTATTAGCGTGAGCGTTTTCTCCTAGCTTTCTTGCAAAGAGACTTGGTAAATCCATGACCTCTTCTCTTCTTAGGAGTTGGAGTTTCTATTATCCTAGGAACACAATATGTATGACCATAATCAATTCCCATGTCTACTCCTATCTTCCCACCAATGTATTACAATGGCGAGAAGATATACAAACTGATTCAAGATTATATAACCAATATATAACCCTGACATTACACCCAAAACAATGAACAGCATTTCTAAACTATTCACGCTGGTACCAATGCTTCATTGATCACCATTAAGCCTTCTAATGATGTACAAAATTGGTCTGACCTGATAGCCTTGGTAACTCTATCATCTAGCTTACATGTCTTAATCTTGAGAAGAACACGTTCTAATAACTCAACTAGATTATCAAAACTTTGATATGATTTGTAAGGTAACAAAGCTTGAAGATCAATATCATTATCAAGATTCCTTATCATTGCTGACCAAGCATCTAGGACAGGATATGGTACTAAAATGATATCAATACCATTATACTCAGAAGCTTTAACTAAGACATCACACATCTCACTACTGATATTATATTTAATCAGTACATCAGAATATACCCCACGATCATGTAAGGTATGATCACTGTCCAGTTTATACTTCTGAGCTACTTCATCACTACAGGCAGGTAATACTTCCCGAGTATGAAACACATAACTATGAGGTGAACTAAAGTTCATTACATTCAACCCATTGAATAGTTTAATGATTGGAAATTCATTATTAAATGTCATCACGTCCTTTCACGCTTTATGCGATTTATTATTAGAGGAAATCTTTGCAATCTATATCTCATTACCCAGTCTAAATCAGCACTGGGTATTAGTAGCTATTTATTTATACATTGCCTAGCTAGACGCAACGCTTGATTCACAATCCCCTTATCGATAGGACATTTTATCATACCATCATCATCAGGATAAAAATCCTCACGAGACCAATGTTTGAACATTAAGTCTAGATATGTATAACAACGCCTCCCATCATTACGCTTGACATGTTTCTGCAATTTATTCTGCAAAGACAAAGCATGCATAAGGTGATTAGGATCAAAGTTATCCCATGGATTGCTCATAAGATATCTCCTTTGGTTATGGCTATTAGATAGCCTGTGAGTTACAATATGATACATAAGTATACCTACAGAGAGATATGACCGTGTACACACCATTACGGAGCAAATAAGACCATTATACCATTAGATAACATCATAAGTAGGTAATAAGGTAGTAATAATAAGTAAAGAGAGGCTGAAATTAATCAACCTCTCTTAAGGAATGATATGGTTGCTATCCCATAATGTCTTCAATCCTGGTTCCAGTAACAGCAAAGCCCTGATCAACCATTGTCTGCAATGTACTCGCATCCAGATGAACATGTTCTTCGCCATTCTTGGTTAATATATAGATCTGGCGTGTTCCAACCTTTACAGGTTTATGTTCCTTCTTTGTCGTAAACAGCAAAGATGAAGCTTGCAATTGTACCACACCTTCATAGTCCCCATCCCTTATCAACCTAGCACGCTGAGCTATTATCACTGCGTCCTGTGGATCTTTAGGATCTAACTCTACAGGGTTCTGTACCTCATTATCTAAATAAGTAGTACGATTATTACCCTTAAAAGCTCTATTACCTACAGCTATCTTACCCATAGATATTCCTTTCATATTTAATTATAATTAACTAACAAAAAGAATAGAAAAAACTCAAATCAAAAATAACGAAAACACGTTAGTGAAAATCCCCCAATAGGGGGTACGGTGTTTATAAAAGGACACATACCAAAATGCTACAATTTTTAAAACCTCTTGCTTTGAACCAGTTCAGTTAATATAACTTTAACCATGAAAAGGAGATATAATGTCTAAGCGAATATACCATCTAACCATTGAATATGACAATGATACCGACGAGGTTGAGTATCTAGTAGAGACCGTAGAAGAACTTGAAGATGACGAAATACGTCTCGTAGAAATCGGCTCTGTAGATATTAGTAAATACTTTAGTAAAGAAGTATTGAAAGAGTTAGCTCTTTGTTATGAAATGGGAGAAGCTTGATATCTATAGATATATCTATATAATATAATATAACTTCTTTCTAACCCTAAAAGGGTTAGAATATAGAGAATGATATTATATTATATATTATATATTATATCTAGATATATATATTATATATCGCGCGTACGAGAAAATGAATATAAATAGGAAACTTAGTTTATTAATTATGTTATGGGTTTTAGATAAAATTGCAATGATAATATTGTTCTGGATATTCAGGTAATGAAACATGACCTGGGAAGAGATGTATAATAACGCTCTAGAAACAATTCACATGTTAAACAAGGAGGTAGAAACTCTAAGGGCTATTGTCAGAGTACAATTGCCTATTATAGAAGGAAAGGATGATGAGGACATACAAAGTATCTAATACGTTTCACAAGGTTTACGACGACAAGGATGAGCTTCCCGAAGGTTTGGTTATTCGTGACAACTGGAAGGAAGCTCAAATCGGTGACTGGATACAAGCTGATGATGGTTGCTATATACAGATCCTAAGGAAGGGTAAGATGGTTGCTAACTGGGGAAAGAATAGGATCAGGCATTATGTGGGAACGTGTACAGGAACATTTATGTGTACTAAGAATGTAAAGATGGATACTTCTAAGAGAGAGAATGTATGGAGTATATCTGGAAAAGATACAGAGAGAGTGATCTTTGATAGGAAGAATATGACTAAGAAGGAACTTGTGTTTGTTCAGTTCATTACAAGTGGGGTATCTCTTCAGCAGGCATACTTAAATGCATTTGATACAAATAATCCTAGGTATGCACTAGAACAATCAGCTAAATTAATTAAAACAGAGAGGGTCCAGAAAGCTATGAAAGAAGAATTAAAGCCAGTATTAGAAGAATTAGGCATTGACGATAAGTCGGTCTTGGAAGGCATCAAGAAGGTTGCAGAGGGCAGTGAGAAAGATGAGACGAAACTAAAAGCATTATTCAAGTTATCTGACATCTTAGATCTCGAAGATAAGACCCAAACCAAAGTTACCCAGCTTAGTGGGGCTGTTTTCCAAGGGTTCGCAGAAAATGTCTTAGATGAAGTACAACGTCCCAAGGAGATAGGAGAAAAGAATGGCTGATATCATTGATATTGGAACTACTCCTGATGATAGCCCATTAAAGACTGGAGATACTAGAAGAACGTATAACCAGTCTAAATGTGGTAAGGGTTTTAAAAACGTCAATGGCAAGTGTGTTAAAGTGAAAGGAAAGAAGTAATGGCAGGTAAACGATTAGATCTATTTAAACATGATCGGGGGCTTGGGGATACTGTTGCAAGAGTTATTCATAAGGTTACTGGAGCCGAACCTTGTGGCGGGTGTAAAGAGCGTCAGGAAAAGTTAAATAGGGTAGTTCCGTATGATCCCTATCATAATAATAAAGATAAGAAGAAGTAATGGCAGCTAAGAGATTAGATTTGTTTAAGCATGATAAGAAGAAGAGATTTAAGGAATCTTATCATATCTGACCATATGAGGGAACACCGCACCCAGTTGGGGAAAAGCATACAAAGGAAAAGAAGAAATGATTAAGCTTATTATATTCTCTGCATTACTCAATACAGGAGAGATGCATGCTACTCTTCCAGATGATACGAAAATAGAAGCTAGAAGGCGTGGTGGTAAGGGTAATAAGAAGCGCAGGCGAGGAGGCAATGGCCTTAGATAAATGATTTACTTGTCAAGTACTATATAATTAATATATACTTAACGCTATGGCAAACGTTAATTTTCACAATGTAGGCAAAGAGGAGGAGGCGTTAAGGTTAGCATATACAGATCTTATCGCTTTTGGTAAGCTATTCCTCCCTGATGACTTCACGCGATCCGAAACTCCATTCTTCCATTACGAAGTAACAGATGCAATTAATGATCCAGATGTAAGACAGCTTGCTGTAGTATTACCTCGTGGTCATGGTAAGACAGTATTAACGAAGTGTGGTATTATGCATGACTTCTGTTTTACTAAAGAACCATTGTTCTATGGATGGGTGGCCGCCTCAAGTAAAATTAGTGTTCCCAATTTAGATTATATTAAATATCACTTAGAGTATAATGATAAAGTTCAATATTACTTTGGTGATTTAAAAGGGAGGAAATGGACAGAGGATGATATCGAACTTAAAAATGGCTGCAAACTTATCAGTAAATCTAATCTTTCAGGTATTCGGGGTGGTGCTAAACTACACAAGAGATACGATCTTATTGTACTTGACGATTTTGAAGACGAGAATAATACCATTACTCCAGAGTCTCGTT